TACACGAAGGAAGAATCTTATGAGAAAGAATATACTCGCAGCATTACTGCTATTCGTTGGAACGTCTGTTATTTGGTTGGTGCTTTGTTGGAATTGGTGGGGACGACCTGTTGTAAAAAACGCAACAACTGAAATTAAAAAACAAGATAGCATTATAAACTACAACGCTGGAGAATACGACCGCTTACTTGCTGAACAAATAGAACTTTATAAAGAACTTAGAACTTATGAAGACGCTCAATCTAAAGCCAAAACCACCTATAAAAGAACTCGTTCTACTATTGTTATTCGAGATACTATTACTCGCGTTGATGTTATACGTTTGGTGAACTCTTGCGACAGCGTTATAGCTTCCGATTCACTCGTAATTAACAACCTCAAAGAACAATTAAACATTGAAGGTTTAAAGATTGACAATTTACAAGAAGTAGTCGTTGCTTATGAACATAAGGAAGACATCTTAACCGAAGAAATAAACACTCTAACTGCTGAAAAGAAAAAGTTAGACAAACAAAAAAAGCGCAGAAACCACGCTTTAATTGTTACAACTACGGTAGCTGCTCTTTCTACTTTTGTTCTGAGTGTTTTACTTTAGAAAGTTGCACATAAAAACGCAGGCTAAATTCAATTGCTTCGCTTAAAAAAGCGTTGCGACTATTCTCACCTCGTTTCTCGTCTATCTCGTTCCACAGGTCTTTGTGTAAGTAGACACATATTCCTTTTTTAGTTTTGCTTTCTGGCATCTTCTTCAATTTTAAGTTTCTTCAAATAAAGCGCAAGGTCTAACGCTTCTTCGTATGCGTGTTGCAGCCATTCAGAACGCGTTAAATCAGTTCGGTCTAACGTTGTTCCATACGTCTCCATTCCCTTCGCTTCACGCGCTTCTAATTCAGCAATGACTTGCGTAAGTAAATTACTTTTATTCACTTTGTTGCTTTAATTCTTTTTTAATTTTCCTAATTTGACCGTGATATTCTTTTGTAGTCATTATTCTATTATCGCCTCGCAATAAGACACCTAGCATTCTTTGGTTAAATAATGGGTCTTCAATTGCTGAAGGAATACCGCGAGTTCCCAAATAAATACCATCTCGTTTTTGATAAAGATTTTTAAAATCAAGATTATTAAAATGATTATCAAAATAGTTATACATTTCGCTTTCTATCTTTTCAAAAAATTCTAATTTGTCCAACGCTTCAACAAATTGTCCTTGTGCTTCATGCATCTTTCCAACAAATCTTTTTCTTTGATCAAATACACCAACAAATTCATAACTGTCTAAGACGTATCTTTTATAATTTGTTTTTATGTAATCTTTTATAAATTCTTCTTCGGTATATTCTCTTTTAAGAATATAAGAACGATAATCCAGTTCTTTCTCTAAAGATAAAATTTCATAAACAAATTCTACTTCAACATCTTTGTTTGGAATTTTGTAGTTTTCATTTATTTTAATATAACGTTCAAGTCTTTCTTTTTCTTCAAAGTCTTTTGGTAATAGAAATTTAAGTTGTTTCATTTGATTTTTGGTTTTAGGTTTATTTACTTTTCTTCATTCGGCTTACTCATCATTGAACCAATCATAAGCGCGAGATAGATTTTCTCTTTCGCGTTCAAGTCTTTTCTTTGTGAAAGCTCCAAAAGAATGTCGCCTAAAATCTTTCCTTGTTGAAAGTAGTTCGCGAGTGAATTGACAATTTCTCGTTCGCGCTCGTATGTCATTTTGAGCGATTCATATAGTGGGGTATTTTTCATTGTGCTAATATAGTAAACCTATGCTAACCGACAACATATTGTCCATAAGAAGGATTGAGTTCGAAGTACATTCTCATCATTATAGCGTCGGCAACGTCGGGAGAAATACCTTCGCGGTTCTTGATAACGTCTTTCGGGGTTACTTGCAACTTACCGTCAACGTCAGCGCGGTGTCGCTTAATCATTTCGAGTTCACGCACGATTTGTTCTTTGCGTGTACTTGAAAGAATTGTGACTTTATTTTCTTCGACGTATTGCGCGAGTTTGTAATAACATTCGCTTTTCAGATTTTGATATTGTGGGTGTTTGGGTTTAGATCCGTTTTGAAATCCTAAACACTTCAAAAAGTCACAGACTCCTCCGCCAACCCCATCCTCATCCGCGATGATGTTTTGAAGTAGTATGTTATGTTCTTTGGCTACAACGCGAATCTTGTTCACGACTTCGTCCAACGCTGCACGGTTGAGTTCAATTATATCTATAATGGTAAGACCTTCCCAAACAATTATAATCGTTCTATCCTTACCAAAACGCGCTATGTCGGCTGTGATATACTTCTTTCCTTCGTTTATTACTTCGTTCCTAAACATTCGAAGAAGATTCTCCGTGTTAAATAGTTTGTCGCTGTCGTCGTCAAACTCCCAGTTACCTTCTAAAAGTCTTTTCCTGTCGTATTCTGGAAGGCGACGCAATGATTCAATATAAGCAACCGGCAAGAATGGATTATCTTGTGGAAGTGCCTGAACAAAAGCACGGTGTGAAGGTAATTCGTTCCTGTTGTTCTTAATATAAAACTCATTATAAAGCCAACCCTTCGCGGGGTTACACGATAAGAAACCTTTTGGAATAAGACCATATTCGTTCAACTTAAAACGGCAACGTGAGTGAACAATGCTGACCGCCTTTTCAGTTACTTCGGAACATTCGTCTATAAAATAATCAGTAATTTCGAGCGACCCAAGTGAATTAAAATTTACATCTGATGGGTAAGCGAACAAATCTTTTAAAACAATTTCGCTTCCGTTGAAGAACTTAATTATATTCGATTGTCCGTTGAACGTGTAGTGTTTATTCGCTATCAATCCAAACTCCTCAGCCGTTTCAAAGAACGTGTTTAATGTCGTCTTTTTCAGCGTGTCTAATTTGCTACGTCCAATAAGAGAACGTGTCCCTGCGTACTTCAAACGACGTTGTATCTGCCACATACAACCGAACTTCGTCTTCCCACCACCTGCCGCGCCACCGTATAACAACTGTTCAACGATACTATCGGTGTTCAAGTAATTTAACGCTTCAACTTGACGCGGTAGGTATGTCGGTTTATACGGATTCATCTATTCTAATCATTGCCCATGACATAGGAATTAAAGCTACAGTATTTTCATTTACTGTGCAGTGATGGTAGAATTCACTACGTTGTTCATAGCTTTCAACCCATTCACACAAAACTTCGTGAGCTTGCCCTGTAACAGGGTGAATAAATTTATACTTTTTCATTAAAATAAACTTAATTGATTTTCAACCACAGGACAAAGTTCGTCTTGAAGCATCTGAATAATATTGTCGTATTTCTTTAAGTCATTGTTTTGCTTCACTTGATGCAGAAGCAATTCAAGACCAGCATTGAACGCTTCGTCTTTCGTTTTGTATACGCAGTATTCAGCGTGGTAAATCAAAGGCTGCGACCAACCTTGATCCTGTCCTTTGAAACTAATTGAATAACTCCAATTTCCTTTTTGAACAATGGCTACATTGACCTGTGCTTCATAACCTTTGATACATTTGTAGGTGTATAAAATAGGGTTTTCGCAAACTCCGTGTTCGTTGAATGTAAACTGGCTCATTGCTTCGACAAATAAAGTTTGTACAACTCACGGAAGCCTTCGAACTGAATCGATTCTTTTAGCAATTGTCTTTTGCGGTCACTCATTCGTTCAACCATTCCTTTGCTTAGTTGCTGTTCGTTGAAGACTGTCTTTCGTGCCTTCGCTTTACACAGGTTGTATTCGTCGTCTGTGAATGTTTCAGCCGTTATACGCTTACTTTCTTCCAACCACCGCATCATTGACACACCTCGCAATTCTAACGTCGTGTATTTGCCTTGTTTGAAGCTGTCAATGTCTTCTTTCAACATTCGTCTCCAGCTATCGTCATTCACCGCCATTTCGTTTTCTTTTATTAGTTCTGCTTTTTCCTCAATTGATTGCGCAATTTCACGCTGTATTTGTAAGTTCGCTTTGTCCCTGTGTGGTTTGTAGTGCGTCAACACGTCACCAATAAACGACACGCTCAACGCTCCGAAGTGTTCGCATTTCTTTGTAAGTTCATTCGCTGCGTTTAGTTCGAAGGCTAAGTTGAAGTGTTCAAACGTAACCCAACGAAAGTGTTTGCCTATGAACTCGTGCAACATTTGCAACAGTTGCGCCTCGGGTAACGCGATACCGTACATAGCGCACACCTTCGAGCAAAGTTTAACAAACGTTGGTAGGTCGTAGTCGGCTACAAATGCGCTTTCGCGTTCCGCACGATCAACCCTTTGTGTAATTGTGAGCGTCGTTGTAGATGCGTTGCGCAGCGTCTGAATCGAATTTTCCATTTTTGATTTTTGTGTTTTGGTTTGTAGTTGCGAATGTACTTAAATCCCACTTACGAACGGCCGCCTTCCAATCTTTCATTGCGTTGCGTCCAACCTTCCACCCGTTAGCCTCGTAGTGAGCGTGAAATTTCTCGGTAAACTTTAACGCGTCGTCGTTGCTTAGTTTCTCACAAGCGTATTCGTATATTTCAACAACTGTTGGTTTAACGAACGTAGTCTTCTTTTCTTTTGTCGTGACTGGAAGTTGAGCAGGTTGCGTTTGCGCTTTCAATAATTCTTGAACTTGCGCTTCGAGAATCTCGATTCTCTTTTTGAGTTGTAGTATTAACATATTTTTTCTTCGCGTATTTCGATTTTAAATAGTTCTTTTAATATCTCGATTTCGTGGTCTTTGAAATTGGTTGTTCCGTTTTCGCGTAGGCAGTAGTTCGATTGTTCGATTCCTAATTTGTACGCGAGGTATTCCTGTTTATAACCATAGAACATACGGTAACATTTGATTGATTTGTGAAATGGTATCATTAGTCCCAACCCTCCCCTTTAAAATCGTCTGCGTCTTCTTCTTTCTGGCAGTCGTAACAAAGACCTATTTCGTCTTCGAATAACTCCTGCACGTCGCTGTCGTCGTATTCACGGAAGCGAATGTTTTCGTTTTTAATTTCTGCAATACGTTCTTCGATTTGTTCTGAATCGCAGTTTCTACAATAGTCTTTCATAGGTTTTGATTTATTTTAATTTGGCTTTTCTTTTCGCTTCGAGTTCCTTTTGGTGTTCGATATGCTCGACAAACTTAGTGAAAAATTTGATTGGTTTAGCATAACCTATCGCGTTCATTAATTCGCATATGCGTTCAACAGTTGCAGCGTAGGCTTTGTCACATTCAATTTGCCACGTCGCTTGTTTGATTCCGTGCATTACTGTCGCGTGATCCTTTCCGTAGTGCTTACCAATTGATTCGAAAGACTGAAAGTAACAAGGACGGATAAGGAAGAAAATGATTTGTCGTGCTGTCACTATCTCGCGTCGTCTTGTTGGTGTGTAAAGCATTTGCGATTGAATACCTACAACGCTGCATACAACGTCTTCAAGTGCTGACCAGAACACCTCACGTTCGTTCTCAAGTTCCTGTTGTTGTTTAATCTGTTCCATACTCAAACGTTCGTGTTTTGGGGTTAGCATTGTCCATAGTGTTTCGAAACGTTCCATGTGTGCAAAAGGAATCATATCCACAATCTGCTGTCTTATTTGTTCGTTAGTCATTTTCTTCGTTTATTAAAATTGTTGGTGTAAAGGTTGAAAAAACTTCTTCGCGTGAAAGACCGGTATGAAGGCAAATGTTGTTGAAGTCTTTGATTCTCATTCGTTCGGGGTGCGTAACGTAAAGGCGCGCAGTTGGATCGCTGATGCGAAGAACGTTCTTGAAGTTGTGCATCGTCTTAAATTGACTTTTGACAAGGCGACCGAATGGGGTTGAATAGATTTGTTTGTTCATTTCTTTAATAGTGGTTTAATTAACTGCTCTTTCTTCTTATTGGTAGCGTGGTTCGTTCCGCGTAGTTCTGGGTTATGTTCCTTAATCAATCGAGCTATGCGTGTAATGTTGTCCGCGCTTACATATTTTCCGCTTTCGTACATAGCAAAGAAATTACTTGTGATGTCTTTACGTTCGTCGAACTGTTGTTCCCAAACTTTCACACATAGTGCTTTGTTGTTGTTGCGAAGCGTTTTGTATTTTTTAAGCAGATTCTCAACGCGCTTTTCAAGTGATAATAATTTTTTCATTGTATTGATTTTGATTCGTTAAGTGCAATAAAAGGGACTTGTGTTTGCGTTTCCGTCCCTTTTACGACACGTTATATTTAGAATGGCAAGTCGTCTTCGTTATCTGTTGGCTTAACTAAACCGCTTTTTTCAAGCATTGCCTTCGCCTTATTCATTTGATCGGCAGCGCGCTCCAAACGTTTGCTGAACTCAGCAGAAGAACTCACTTTGTTTTGCAACCACTCTGGAAGCATCTTGAATCTAAGGTCGAAGTCTTCGCTGTCGTAGTCCAATAAGAACGCTGCGTTCACCTGTGGTGGGC